TTTTCTTCGTTATCCTCATCATACTTTTTGTATTGATAAGTCGTAAGTAAAGGTCTAAATAATACTGGCTTTCCAATCACTGTTCCTGCAGTTGTGCCGTCTAGTCTGAAAGTTCCTACTTGTAATTTATTACCTGCGTCATCCTCAGATTGTTTATTAATAGATAGCTTTGCAAGTTTTGGGTCTACTGAAGCGTCCTGTCCAATAAAACTCATAATCTTGTCTGAGGATAAGTTATCTAGATTTGCTATTTCGTTTGACATATTTGTCTCCTATTTATTTAAGTGTATATTATGCCACATTTAAGTCAAGCCAGTTGGGGCCTTTCTTAATCTCAATATCTAATGGGACATTGAAGTCGCAATCATATAATTGTAGTAAAGAATCTTTTACTCTGCTACAACCGGTTTTAATTATAGATTCAATGGATTCTTCCTCACCAGGAAATACATCTATAACCACAGAATCATGTACAGTATTGATAATTAAACTTTTAACTTTTCTTTCTTTCATTAAAGACCAAACATTTATACAAGCTATCGGCACTATATCCGCAGTTGCAAAACCTTGAACAGGATAATTCTTTACAGTAGTTGAATGACTGCACCCACCCCATTTAGTTCTATACACATTTGGAAAATGATACTCTCTACCACTAGGTATAGATATTAATTTATATTTAATTGCTTTTTGTTCTAAGTTTTTATGCCATTCTGCAATGTCTTTATATTTTTCTAAGAAAGTTTTGTAATATCTTTTCTCATTCTCATTACCCATAATACCACCATACAAAGGTTTAAAGGTGTGGGCTTTAGCTTCTTGTCTTGAACAACCAATAATATCTGCAGTAAATTGGTGGACATCTACACCATTTTTAATATCTTCCATACCCTGTTTATCTTGTGCTAAAAATACAGCAGTTCTAAATTCTAGTTGTGCAAAGTCAAACTCATATATCTTACCACTATCAAATCTAGAGGTAATAACTTTTTTTATACCTCCGTCTCTTGGTAGGTTTTGGAAGTTCGGGTCGGAACTAGACAGTCTTCCTGTAGCAGTTCTAACTTGATGAAAAGAAGGATGTAGTATACCACTTGGCCTAACATTATCTTTTAATGCATTAACAAAAGTATTTAGTAGTTTTTCATTGGCACTAAATTTCATAATTGAATCTACAAATTCTTTTATCTTGCCTCTACCAAATGTGCTGATTCTGTCTAGGGTAAATTTATCTGTCTTAAATCCCCCATCACAAGTATCTTTATATGAATAAGGTTTATATTTAAATCCTGCAATAGCATCTGTTTCCACATACAACCTTCCTTCGCCTTTACAATTTTTACATTTATTCATGGATTTATAAGGTGTCCCATCAACTTTAGTTAATCTGACTAAACCTACCCCATGACACTTCTCGCAATCTCTCGCAATAGTTTTATAAACTCTATCAGTATACTTATCTAGTATTCCCCTAAATTGTGGGTCTGTCATGTAAGGTCTTTTCTTTGCTCTACCAGAATATTTATCTGTTCCAATATTAAAAAGTTTAGCCCATATATCTTTCTCATGTACAGTTCTTGAATAGATAACTTTTGATAAATCTTCACCTGAAGATATATTTATTTTTGTATCTCCCATGACTTCTTCTATAGTTTTAGATATTTCTTTTTTAAGTTTATAGTGTTCTGCTATTAAATGTTTTTCTATATCTGCTAAATTATCTACGTTAATACAATTACCATTCATTTCCATATCAATAATAACTCTTAAAAATTCATTCATCATATTTCTAGTAGGTATTAATTTTTTATTGTGAGGTCTTTGATAATCTTGTATTTGAGATTGATATAGTTTGTAAGTTATATCAACATCTACTCGACCATACTCTTCTAATTTTTCCATAGGTATTTCATCAATACCAAATCCGTCATCTGTGTATGCTTTAAATATATCTGATTTAACCCCTAATCCTCTTCTCTTACATGATTCTTTAAGTGATAAAGATATTAGTTTATTATGTTCATCTACCTTTTGGCCTCTTCTAATTATGTATTCTCCAAGCATTGTATCGTAAATATCACCATTATATTTCCACCCCTCCCAATACATCCAACTCAAATCAAACTTTAAATTGTGTCCAATAACTAAAGTAGATTCATTTAAAATATTTTGTATCTTATCGAAGTTATCATGCCCGTTGGGGTTATCTTTGTGATTAAAAAAATAATATTCTTTATTAATACCCACTGATACTAATTTATTTTTGTCATTATAGGGACTTGGGTCTCCTTCTTGGTATGTAGTTTCTACGTCTAGTGTTGTTATCATTCGTACCTCGATAGTGTATGATTTAATGAACACTCAATATCTACATGCTCACCAGTTAATTTATTTTTGGATAAGTATAGCCACCTATCATAATCTTTATCAGAATCTCTAGGCTTACCAATACCAATAATTAAATCGGCTTCACCTGCTTTTCCTGTTTTAGAATTATCTAACCAATTAAAATCTATTCTTTGTTGATTGTGTGCTTCTGCCCCTGCTTGACTTATGCCTATCACTAATACATTATTTCTTTTAGCTAACTCTCTAGCTTGTTTATATATCTCTTTTAATTTTTCGTGTTGGGCGTTGTAGTTGCCACGAATATTTATTTTATCTAATTGGTCAATAATAATTATATCTACTTCATTCTCTTCACAATAATTATTTAAATCATCCATGCTAACATCCACAGAATCATAAATAAAAATATTATCTTTTACTTCTTTCCATTCTTTTCGCACTTCTTCAATTCTTTCTTTGACTAAATCTCTTACTATCCCGGTCCAACAACAAATTAATCTTGTATATATTTTTTTGGCAGGTTCTTCATTTATAAACGCATGACACTTTTTTCCTTGTTGTGCAAAACCATTTTTGTTTGCAACTAAACTAATCCAAAAAGCTGATTTACCTGCTTCGGGTCTAGCAAACACAACTACAAAATTACCCCCACCAACTCCGTGTGTAGCATCTTGTAATCTTTTTATATTAAATTTTACATTGCCATACTTTTCCTCATTCTCTATCAGTTCTAATGGGTCAAGATTAATCCTATCCATTTTGCTTTCATACTCTTTTTGCACTCCACCAATATTTTGAACAAAGGTTTTTATCTCAGAAAAGTCATATTTATCAGGGTTATTGACCAGGGCAAAACTTTTTTTGGTAAGCTCTTCAGCTTTCTTTTGTTTGTGAGTAAGATTTAAAATATAATCTACAGTTTTTTCGTTTGGTTCTTTTACTTTATCTAAACCAAATATAATATTTTTATCCCCACTAAGCTGATTGAATCCCATACGAGAGCCATATTGTTTGTCATAAAAATCAGCTAAGTATTCTGTAGATATAGAATCTAAATCTTTATCGTGTTTGTAGATTGAATCTATACACTTATAGATGTTGTGATTATACACATCACCTAGATTATATTTTTGAAATTTATCGTAGAATTTTTTTTTAAGTAAAGACTTTAATAAATATTTACGAACATTACCATTGGTCTCAGGCAAGACTGCCTCCCTCTTTTCTAACATATGTTAGATTACTGATTATTTTCTTCAGATATTTTATCTAATTGTTCGGCTTCTTTTTTTCTAACAATTATTTCAAGTATGTCTTTGAACTCACCATTTCCATTTACAAGTTTTTTAAAATTTGAAAACTCATCACTACTCATAGCAACTCTATGTTTAACTGTTAAATCAAAAGGCTCATCATACATTCTAACTATTATAATATCCTCCTTACTTTTAGAGTCGTACTTTTGTATAATGTCTTCACAAGTTTCTGAACTTATTCTTTGTATATAGTATCTATTCATCTTTAATTTCTGCTAACCTTTCTTGCATTTCTGCCTTCACTTCATCTAGTCTTGTAATTGGCTCTAGTTCCTCAATAACTATTTCATCTTTTGATTCGTAGTTTGTCTTAAAACTTTTAGTGCAACCACCCAATAATATAATAATAATAAAAGCAAATCTCATATTTTTTTTATTATACTAACAATAGGAACATCTGCAAATCTTTTCGTGCAAAAATATTTTTTTCTATTGTGTCCTGCGTCTATCATTATCCACTTAGAAATTTCTACAACTATATCATCTGTATTTTTGTATTTTATGCTTTCCATATCTATAAACCCTGAAAAATGAGATTTATAGCCTGTTTTACTGATAGGCAATGTATACTCAGGAAGTCTCTGAAAGTTAACCATTTTTACCCCACTAGTCGGACAAACTTTCATAGGCTCGTATGTATGATTGTCATTATCTCCCAAATCTTTTAATTTAACATTCTCAAAACTTAGGTGATACGATATTGTAGGTTTATTATATATCTCATCATACCTATCAGAACTAACCTTGCAGTATGTTTCTACACCTTGCAAGTCTAGTATATATTCCCCCTCTACTTTATTAAAAAATTTATTTGTAGTGTCTTTCGTGTTTTCTAAAGAACTCATCTATTCTTTTCCTTTCTAATATTATAAATTGTTTCTCTATCTGTCTTTTAATTACTATTGCAGAATTATATGTGTCAAAGTTTTCTGTTTTGTATTTATTAAATTTACTTTTAAAAGTTTCTTTAACATACTTTGGCACATCTAAATACATTAAGTTATTTGTATCATACTTTTTGATAGATACAAAATCTCTAGCGTCAAAACCTTGGTAGCTATCCTTTCTTACTCGGCCTCCTCGTTTGCTCATTATAAACCTCCAAAAACAAATATGTAGCTAATAAATGCAATTACTATAAAAGCAACTGCACATACAATTATGAAATCATCTTGCATATTTTTCCTTTCCATTCTTTCATTTTAGAATCTTCAAAGTATTTTAAATCTTCATCTAACATCCATATATAACTATTTACTTTGGTTTCTAATTCTTTTTTAATACTAAAACATTTATCCGTTGCGTCCCTATCTAGGCATATAACAATATTACTAGCACTGTTTGTTATATACTCTATAAAACTTTCTTGTAAGCTAGTTCCCATTAATGCTATGCCTGTAAATCCACACTTAACCTCCACTGCACAAGCACTCACACAATCTTCTACTATGATTGCTATTTCTGTATTGTTTCCTGTAATAAAAGGAACATCTGATTTACTATACTTAAACCACTTAGGTTTGTGATGACCATACGCACGGCCACAAGCAGATACAACCTCGCCTTGATTCTCTACTAAAAATACAACTCTTTCTTGTGATACATCATACATAACTCTAGCATTTGTATTAGTGATTCCATAAGTGTCTAGGTATGCTCTAGATTTAGGATGCACAACATAATTAACAAAACTTTTAGGCATAATAAATTTATGATTATGTAATTGTTTTTCTTGGGACATAAAATTTTCTATATCTTCTTTTGATACTTTGCTACCACTACCCCCTTCTGCATCACAACTAGCATGAAAACAATGCCACAACAATACTCCGTCTTTATCTGTAACATTAAATGTTCCTCTGTTCATACAAAAGGGACAGTCCTGCCTACCTTGATTAACTAATTCTTTTACTATTTCTAATTGATATTTATAATTCATTTGACAAATCTAATATATATGTTAACATCTAATTCCCCTCCCCACCCTTCTATTACCAAGAGCCAGAATCCTTATCATCATCTTTCTTTTCAGCAGTAAATAAAACATAAAAAAATACAAATAGTATTATTATAAATGAAATTATTAAAATAGTTTTATGTTCTAACATCATCTTCTTTATTTTTTACTTCCTCTACATTTAAAACTTGTCTATCTATTTCACTCTCATATAAAGTAGATGTTAATCCATCTAGTAAATACTTTTCTCCTGCTTCCTTTTCTGTCCCTGCCTCTACAACATAACTTTTAGTATAAGATATTTTTACTGTTACTAAATACTTCATTTATTATCGTCCTCATCTTTCCATAAGTTAATTATCTGTTCGTTTGTTGAATCATCTATATAATACACATATCCGTTTATTGTGATGTATAAACAGTCTTCACTTTTTATTTCTATCTTCATTCTTTTACCTCAATACTTTCTATCCATGATTCAATATCACTTTTTAATGTTGTCCAATACTCTGTATTAAATCCAACTAACTCCCAAGCTATATCTTCTTCTGATAAACATAGCATCAATGCACAACCTTTAGATATTTTCTTTTGTGATACTTTTTGTTCTACTTTATGCATGAAGTCCTCTGCTTTTTCTTGTAAATAATTTTTAGTTTTACCCACTTATATTATTCCTCACAAATTCTTCTAGTTCATCAAATAGTTCTCTACCCCTTTCTGTATTCCTTGTTCCGTCAGGATTGTCAGGGTCAGGCTCTATAAAATCATTAATAGTTTTTGGATTTGAATTTTCAATAAATATCCAAAATAGTCTATCGGTTATATTGTAGGCTCGTTCATCTTTTGTCATTGTTAGTCCTTTCTTTATCTAACCTATGTTAGAACATAACATCTGTCTTGTCAAATTAGCAAGAATCTAAGTGTTGTATTTTTTGTATAGATATTGATTTGTAATTTAAGAGGAGGTGAAATTATGAATGTGTTTGGGATTACTAAAAAGTCTATCAACTTTTTTATTAATATGTTTGATAGGAATAGTATTGATGAAAATGGTATCAGACGATACGTTGAAGTCGAATACAGGCCAAATGATTGGCAGTGGGCTAAAGAACAACTCAAAGCTGAGAAACTTAAAAACGTAGCATAATCAAGGTTTTTTGACCTATTTTAAGAGGCATACAGGGGGTTTTAAAAACCTCCGTGTGTGTTTGTATGTTGGGATTAATGTTTTGTGGGTTCGTCCACATCAAAATCTGCAGTAAAAATAATTGTGGACTTGGATAACTTATCGTAAAGGTCTAAACCCTTTTCTGTGATGACAAAATAGGCAGAGCCGTTAGACTTAACTCTTTCTATAAACCCTTGGTCTATTAATTCTTGGATTCTTTTTTCAAGCTGTAAGGCTTCGTTGGAGTCTGTCAATTTCTTCTTCGACATTTTTTAAATCTGTTCCTTCTATTATATGTAATAAATCTTGACTTGCTTGTGTCATAATTAGTTGTGCTTCTTTTAATCTCCAATCACTAAGTGAATTTGTATTTCCGTAAGAATTTAAAATCTTTTCTGCGTCTCGTAATCTGTAAGCTATAATTTTTAATTTAGTTTTTGGAACTTCTAACATGATATATCCTTTCGAAGTGGGTAGTTTTGACAGAATCTCACTGCTTGGCACTACCCGAGCCATAATTAATTAAGCAACTTTGCTTTGTTGCTTTCCTGATTCCAACACCCTATCAAAGATATGTTTGAGGGGTTTATGATTATCTTTAACGAATGTTTGTAAATCATGTTCATTTAAGATATCAGACAAATCAGAATCATTCAAGTTTAGTAGCACTTGAAAAGACTGAATTATAACATCTGCTCTTTGATATGATTCTGTAACTTCATCAAAGTTTTCAATTGAATCAGATAAATACTCCTCATCATTTTGAGGCATACTAATTGGTTCATCAACAACCTCTATTGCTTTAGGTTGTTTCTTTTCAATGAACTTATTATGTAAATCATCTATTTTAGAGATGACAATTCTATCACCTTTTTTATCTAAAAGTTTATCTTGGTTAATGGTAATCTTTTTCTTAAATACTAATTGACCACCTTTAGATACTCTTTGATTCATCATGTCATAAGCACCTCTAGATACCCCGATTGAATCATCAAAAGGATAGACAGCTAAAAGATATTTTCTAACATCTCTTATCTCTTTTTCTTTATCCTTATTTTTAAATGTAGGAAATACATTTTTAGATACATAATCAATTAGTTTAATAGTGGTATTACTATTCTCACTATTTCTAATTTCAACTATGTTATTTTCTATGAGGCTTAACAGTTTTTCGTCTACTTTGTTTTCCTGTTCTGCCTCTATTTCTATGGTCTTTGCCATTTTTACCTCTTTCTTCTAACATATGTTAGATTGTTTAATAAAATTATATTAGGGGAAAAATGTTAGATTGTCAAATTTTTGGTAATGGGGGAGTTATGAATAAAAGAAAAGGAGGAAGAAGATATCCCCCACTACCTAAATTAATTAATTTGACCAACTCAGAAACTACCACTAAAGGAGGAAGAAATTTAATCAGATTGAACAAGCTACTTTGCAATTTCCTACAAAACAAATTAATCATTGAATCTATTTTATATTATTTGGGAAGTATTTCAAGGGAATAAGGGGGATTACAGAAACCATGATTAACCAAAGGGTAATCCCCCCTAACTTTTATATATTATTTATCGGATAATTTGAAGCAGATTTCATTGTAATTTAATCTAGCTTTCTTAGACTTTGAATTATGATTATACACTCTAATAATTGCATTTAAATTATCAGTCTCATAATAATTATCACCAAACAGATTTGAATATTTTTTATACTGTTGAAAGAATCTATAAGCACTAAAACCAACATTTGCTTTTCTAATACTAAACCATGCTCTCCAAAAATATTCTTTATTCCAAACCTTCGTAGGCATAGCAGAGTTTTCAAACATCTTTAAAAGTGATTTTATCTTATCATAGACTGCATCATTTAGAGGTAGCAATCCTTCATAAAATTTATTCTTCACTGATTTTTCATCACCAAATTCAGACACCATTCTAAGAATCACAGAATGAGATAATCCCATATCTAAAAATTCTTTATATTTTATGTAAGCCAATTGGTTTCCATGTTTATTACATCTAGAAAATGAATGTCCTGTATCTTTTGGAATCCAATTTTTTTGATGTTTATTAACACTTCTTATACTGTCTATTCTAACAGAATCATCACCAATATAATCAACAATAAAAAATTTTATTGAACTCTGCTCACTAATTTGAGCCTCAAATCTAGTTTGCCCGTCTAAGATAACAAATTTATTTATTTGACTATCCCATTCAACCACGATTGGAGCAAACTGCCCTATTTCTTTTATTGATTCAGCAATTTTTCTTATTCTGCTAATATCTGTGGCAGTCTTGTCAATTATTCTGTTCCCGTCTACTTTTGCAAACATTGAATAATTTGAGGTTTCATACACAATATTTATAGCTTTTACCGATTGGCTACTAACTACACTAGCTTCCAAAGAGTTTAAATTATTCTGATGTTCATCAATGAATAATAACTCTCTTTGCCTACTAGATTTGTTTTTAATGTTAGACATAAAAAAATAATATTATTTAATTATTAATTGTCAAATTTTAGATAAAACAAAATAGATTCACCCGTGTGCATCCTAAAATAAAAAAGGGCCACCCCCGAAGAGATAGCCCCATAAATGTTTATTATGTGTTTTAAACTGTGATTAATGTATAAATGAAGGTTATAATAATCATACAAGCCATTAATATATTAAATTTAAAATCATTCATTGATAAAACTTCATATAAACAAATATTAACAATGTGTATGATATTGGCACAGATAAAAACGCAAATATAATTAAATATTCTTTAGTCTTTCTTTTCATATTTATCTCTTAATTTTTGTAGCCTAGTTTCAAACGTCTTTGAATCAACCCTAATTGATTTATCTCTATCAATCCAGTTTAAGTGTTTTCCTGTGGTGGTTCCCCAAACATTTTCACGAATACATAGCCCGTCATCATCAGTAAAGGCAACTAAAGTATCATAGCTAAAAAAATAACTGTTACCAAAGTTATCTCTAAAAGCCATGCTATGATATCCGTAATTATTACTAGAATAATTGCCATAGTTCCATTTTTTAACATTATCAAACATTTTTATTATCCCTTTCTTTTAATATGTCTAATGGGTCATATTTTATTATTGCGTCAATGTCTTTCTTAGAAAAATAAAATAATATCTTTCTTAATTGTAATTTTAAGTAATTAAACATCTAATCCCCTTTCCATTTCAACAATATCACTTTTAATCTGTGGTATAATAACATTCATATATTCGTAAAAATTACCCTCGACAGGATAATATTTAATTAATTTATGTTTGTAGTTCTCAGCCTTCACTCTTATTCTTGTGGGAATAGCTGATTTATTATCGAATATTTCTTGAATATTCACGTCATAGTCTAATAGATTGGTACTTCTTCCGTGCATAATACACCTTTTCTTTCTCTTAGGTTATAACCCTAAGCAATAACCCTAATCAAAGGGCTATTGTTTAAAGTTAATGATTTGAGATTATAAAACTATTATTATTGATTCCAATTACTGTGGTCTCTTCAATAT